TGAATACATTATTCAGTTCTGCTTTTGGTTTATATAATCAGATGCTACAGGCAGGTGTTGCAAAGGAATGTGCAAGGTTTGTTTTACCCCTTGCAACTCCTACAAAGATCTATATGACTGGTTCATGTCGTTCATGGATACATTATATTAATCTACGTTCAGCACATGGAACACAGAAAGAACATATGGATATTGCTAATGCTTGTAAGAAGATTTTTATAGAACAATTTCCTGCTGTGTCTGAAGCCCTTGAGTGGGACTAAATAATCCTAAACCTTATTTTATTAATATGGCAACATACCCTGTTATAAACAAAGAAACTGGTGAACAGAAGGAAGTCGCAATGAGTATCCATGTTTGGGATCAGTGGAAAGAAGATAACCCAGATTGGGATAGGGATTATTCTGATCCTTCTACGATGCCTGGTTTGGGAGTTGAGGTTGGTGAGTGGAGAGATAAATTAGTTAATAAGAATCCTGGATGGGGTGAGGTATTAAAGAAAGCAGATAAATCTGGAGGTATCTCTGGAAGACTAGCTAAAAGAGGATCTTATGAATCTCAAACCCACTCTGCCTTTGATGTAGACTAACTAACATGCCAGCTAAATCAAAAACTCGTAAGCCAATTGTTCCATATGGAATGAGTAACAAGCAAATGAAAAGAAAAAAACCAATTAATACGGAATTGATGAGGACAATTAATCCTCTAACTCCAAACCAAGAAGAATTATTTCGTTGTTACGAGAACAACCAGAACTTAGTAGCATATGGTTGTGCTGGTACAGGTAAGACTTTTATAACACTTTATAATGCACTTAAAGATGTCTTAGATGTAAAGACTCCTTATGAGAAGATTTATATTGTAAGATCATTAGTATCTACAAGGGAGATTGGATTCTTACCAGGTGACCATGAAGATAAGTCTTCTCTCTATCAGATACCATATAAGAATATGGTGAAGTATATGTTTGAGATGCCCACAGAGTCAGACTTTGAAATGCTCTATGGAAATCTTAAATCACAAGGAACGATTTCCTTCTGGAGTACTTCATTTATTCGTGGTACAACATTAGATAAAGCAATTGTAATCGTAGATGAATATCAAAACTTGAACTTTCATGAACTTGATAGTATAATAACAAGAGTAGGACAAGACTCTAAGATTATGTTTTGTGGTGATGCCACTCAATCAGATCTTGTTAAAACTAATGAGAAGAATGGTGTGGTGGATTTTATGAAGATCCTTCGCATGATGCCTTCAGTTGATATTGTTGAGTTTGGAATCGATGATATTGTTCGTTCTGGATTTGTGAAAGAGTACCTACTGGCTAAAATGGAAACTGCTATGTGATATGTCTCACACGACAATCCACTATATTAATGTCAATCATAGACAATTTGATGATTCGTTAACTAGACAAAGTGATTTGGATGATGACCGTTTTGTTTACAGTCAATGTCCTGTTTTTAATCATAAAAGTAGTAGAATCTTTTTAGGTATATCCCCTATTGATTTTAAACTTAGGATCAATAGAACATCTACTCATAATCATATTATTTGTAGTGATTCTAAACAATTGGAAGGGGATGATGCTCATATCAATTCACCAAGACCTGTTTTTCAATTAAAGTTTCCAAGATATGTATTTTGGACTCATGATGATAATGTTTGGTTTGAATTTAATGATCATCCCATGACAGCATTGAATAATAATTTTGTTGCTGTTGGTGGTTGGTTTAATCTATCTAATTGGTCAAGAGGTTTGAGTCTTGCAATCACACTTGTGGATGAAACAAAACCTGTTATAATAAGGAAGGGAGATCCTCTTTTTAGAGTATCTTTTTATCCTCCTGATTTAAATGATGGGATTGTTTTGAAACAAGAAATGGATCCAAATAAAATAGATTATATTTGGAAGGAGTATAGTAAGAAACAAGATGAAGGCCAAGCTGATAAAAGATGGAAACCTAAATTGTTCTCTCAGACTGGTGAAAGTAAATGTCCTTTCAGTTTTTTATTTAAATGATTTTTGAACATTGTAATCACTTAGGTGATATTGAATTAGAAAAGAAAGAAACACCAGGATGTAGACTTTACAAACTACCTGATGGGAGTTGGGTTCCTTCTATTACTTCAGTTACTTCTTTTTATAATAGAGAAGTCTTTGTTAAGTGGAGGAAGAGAGTTGGTATAGAAGAAGCTAATCGCATCACAAAGAAAGCAACTACTCGTGGAACTGATTTCCATGAAGCAGTAGAAGTTTATATGAGGAACAATGAAATAGATTGGGAACAGTTCAGACCTGCTACCAAGTTTATGTTCCATCATGCTAAACCCTATTTGGACAAGATAAATAACGTACATGCTATAGAAAGAACTCTTTACTCTGAGTACCTTGGTCTTGCAGGTAGAGTTGATTGTATAGCAGAATACGAAGGTGAATTGGCAGTAATAGACTTTAAAACGTCTGAGAAGATTAAACCTGAGAAGTGGTTGGAAAACTACTTTGTTCAGGAAACTTTTTATGCTGCTGCTTATTACGAACTAACTGAAATCCCTGTCAAAAAACTTATCACTATTATGGTAACTCCTGGTGGTGAAGTCAAAGTATTTGACAAACGGAACAAAGGGGATTATATTAAATTATTAGTTCGGTATATAAAAGAATTTGTATCTAACAGTACTAGGAGTGAGAATGGAGAATGAACTAGAGAAGGTATTGAAGAGTAAATTCTTCTCCTCCGCTGGATTTGCACAAGAAATAGAAACTCTAGTGCAGGTAAATGAAAACATGAATTACATTGATGCTATTATTCACTTTTGTGAACAGAATAGTATTGATATAGAATCAGTGCCTAAACTTATTCCTAAACCTTTAAAGGAAAAGATTAAGTATGAAGCACAGGAACTTAATTTTTTAAAACGCAGTTCACGAGCAAAGTTACCACTATGACAAATCCAGATGACAATCCTTTTTGGGGGGAGCCTACTCCTACCGATCTCTGGGATGACATGGATAAATTAAATGGTCTTTATGAAGAACTTGAATGGGATCATACAGATTACTTAGAGTTTGCAATCGAAGGTAATCATATTACAATTAGGAATAGATCTAGAGAAGGTAGATGATGCCCGCTGATGCTTATCGTTGTTATTTGGCTTTAAAGAATCACTTCACTAAAGATCACTATGATTATATAAAGTATCGTGGTAAGACTAGAGCAAGTAATGCAGCCTTCTATAAAAGAAAGGATAGGTTCTGGTTTGAGAAGTTTGCAAGACAGAAGAATGATAAAGAAATAGAAGAGTTTTTTGTTTCTAATTTTATATACTCTACTGATCCATCTACTGTATGGATTGGTGAGATGATTAAGGAAGGGGAAGGAAGATACCAAGAGTGGCAGAAGAAAGTTCAGTCACTTACTTATATTTTTAAACAAGAAACGGAGAGTTTATTTGAGAATAAAAAGATGGATGATATGTTTGATTGTAGTAAAGGACACCCACCAATTCTAAAGAGTTATCTAGGGGGTGACATATCACTTGAAAGTATGGTAATATATGATAGAATATTTGATTATGGGAAGGATTTTGATAAACGATTGAATGATCCTGTATGGGAAACCGTCAGTCGTAAGATAAAAAAGTACAGTCCCTTCCTAAATATAGATGTACCACGTTATAAAAAAATTCTAAAAGATTTAGTTCTAGTATGACATTCTTTCAATCAGATGTAGTTCGTGCAGAAATGGCAGAGATTAGTGAACTCCAAGAGGAGATCTATACTAATGTCTTTAAATTTCCTACGATGTCTAAAGAAGATCAACGTTATCACATTGAGGTTCTTGAGAGACTACTTGATAAGCAGAAGGTCATGTATACTCGTTTGAGTTTATCAGATGATCCTGAAGCAAAGATGATGAAGGATAGTATTATACAGAGTGCTAAGTCTATGGGATTACCATCTAACGTTGATGTGAATTTAATGTTCGATCAAATGAGTAAGATGGTTGAAATGATGAGGGGTCAACTTGACCTTAATTAAATTACATATTATAATAGGTACATACAAGCCAAATCTCAACAAATACGAGGTAATCTAATGTCATTTAAAGACTTAAAAAAGCAGTCCTCTCTAGGATCTTTAACTCAAAAATTAGTTAAAGAAGTGGAGAAGATGAATACTCAAGGTGGAGGTGCTGATGAGCGTCTCTGGAAACCTGAAGTAGACAAGACAGGTAATGGATACGCAGTTATTCGTTTCCTACCAGCACCAGAGGGAGAAGATATCCCTTGGGCAAAAATATATTCTCATGCATTCCAAGGTCCAGGTGGATGGTATATTGAGAACTCTCTTACTAGCGTTGGTAAGAAAGATCCTGTATCAGAACACAATCGTGAACTATGGAACAGTGGTAATGAATCAGACAAGGATGTTGTTCGTAGACAGAAGCGTAAGCTTTCCTACTATGCAAACATCTATGTTGTAAAAGATCCTACCAATCCTCAAAATGAGGGTGGAGTATTCCTCTACAAGTTTGGTAAGAAGATCTTTGACAAGATTATGGAAGCAATGCAGCCTGAGTTTGAGGATGAAACTCCAATTAATCCTTTTGACTTCTGGCAAGGTGCAAACTTCAAGTTGAAGATCGTCAAGAAGGATGGTTACTGGAACTATGACAAGTCAGAGTTCGATGTAGTCTCACCTCTTCTTGAAGATGATGATGCACTAGAAGCATTGTGGACGAAGCAGTATTCTCTTGCTGCTGTTACTGCTGCTGATCAATTCAAGTCTTATGATGACTTGAAGAAGCGTCTTGATTATGTTTTAGGACATAAGCAACCTACTCGTCGTGTATTCGATGAAGAATTGGAGAACGAGAGTGAAGGTCGTGGATCATTTACTCCTGACTTTAAAACAAGTAAGTCAGAACCAGTAGCATCTGCTAGTTCAGAGGAAGATGATGCACTAAGTTATTTTCAGAAACTTGCTGAGGAATAACTACGAATAAATTTTAATATTTTCTGATGCTTTAAGGGTTCCACTCACATATTGACTGGAACCTTTTTTATATTCCATCATTTCTTCTAGATCATCTGTAATAATATGTAAGTAACTATTTTTGAGTAAGAATATATTTCTTTTTGCGTCTTCTAATTTAGATTCATAGTCATAGTTAGTGACTTCAGTAGTAATATCGGAGCGTGTTACTTCTCCTGATTGATACCAATCATAATAAGTGACTGAGTAATCAGAAGCTACTTGTAATCCTTCGGGAACTATTACTGCACCTGCTGTATTTTTTACTTCTTTGGTTTCATAGTGATGCGTATCATTCATTTTGTCATATGTTCCATACTTATCTAACATGAATCTATCAAAATCATTCTGTAATAGAGGCCATTCACTTTGAACATTGACAATATTATTTGATATAAGAACTACCCAATCTAAATCCGAATCCCCATAAATTTCTGCTGCTACATTGTCGGGTCTATCGTTACCTATGATTTCGTATTTGGTAAAGAAAGCAATGTTTTGGTAGATATCTTCTCTAAGTTTACCTCTTTTAAAGAGATTTTTTACAACAATATAATCTGATATCTTAGCATCAGGAAGTCTGCTAGGATATGCAAAGTCGGGTATGTAGTTGAAGTAATTTGACATAAGATTATTGATCTCCTATAAAGTTACCTGACTCATCATAAAAGTTTATGGACTCCACCATTTCCTGAGTTATCCCCTCACCCTCTTCTGTTGTACTATTATTATTTTCAATTATATTTGCAGAACCTGCATCCCAATCAAGATTGTCTGGTAGATCTCCTCCTGCTCCATAGTCATCATTATATACAGGTTCAAGTTCTTTAAATTGTAGACTGAGTTGATATGCAGTCATAACACCATCTTCATAAGTAGAGTAGTTTTGATCGGGACTATAATCAACCCCACATGATAGTAATGCACATTCTTTAATTTGACCGATATATGGATGCCTCTCCTTTCCTTTTGCTAGGTATTTGATCCTGAAAGTATGAGGAGATTTAAGGAATAACATACTATCGGATCTGATAGGTGCCATTGCTTGTTTAAAGAGTCTTATAATTTTCATAATTGATTTTGCTTCATCTTTACTTCTGGGAGTGAGTTGGAAAGCAAATTGAAAGGGTCTTAACTGAGGACTTTTGAATAATAATTCCATATTAGGATTCATAATAGCACCAGTTTGACGAGTAAGAAGACCACCTGATCCTCCTACTGCTGCTTGGGAAAGTGCAATGGATAATCCACCTGCTACTTCATTCTGTCTCTTTGTAAGTTGTGCTCCTATTTTACCTACTTCTCCAGCAGCATCTTGTCCTGTTAAGAACTTTAATGCAACATTAGCAGCAGCGGCTTCAACTGGATTCAGTCTACTTTCACCCCAGTCTACTGTTTGATCATCTCTAATTCCGCCGGGAATAGGTAAGAAGACAGTTCCGATAGGTTTTCTATCTTTTAAATCCTCACCTATACCACGATTCTCTTCAAAAGATGCAAAGGAACCTGTAGCTTGTTTGAGTTTATTAGGGACATATTTTAGAACATCAAATTGAATCATATCTTGATCCGTTTCTGCAAGGTCGGCGGGATATTTATGTCTTCCAAAATTACTGTCTCGTGTTCCGCTTCTTGCATCAATTTTTCCATTGATGGCTTCATTCATTACTCCTGTGAATTCTGTTCGATTTGCCATTCCTTCTGCATTAGATCCTGTTA